AAGCCACAATGGTTTACTTGGATCTGGCATGTAGGGCTCCTTCTAAAAATCTAGTCCACTCAATAGCTTTCTTATCCCAATTATAATAACGTTTGGTGTAGTCTTGTTGTACCAAAAGATGCTCATAGATAGCATCCTCATGTAAATGTCGCATACCAGCTTTAATCGCATAAGCAAAGTTTTCAGCTAGTTTTTTATAATTATCGGTATAATTAACATAGATAGGAAATTCAGCACAAGTCTCATACAAAGCCCCGTAGTTGGTGGTGACACAGTATAATCCAGCCGCCATAGCTTCGAGAGCCGAGATACATGAGGTCTCCTCCCAGATACTAGGGTAAGCAAACATGTGATAATCTTTCATCTTATTTAAAATAAAATCGTTAGACTCATGCCCGATATAGTTAACATTAGGTAATGCTCTTGCTTGATCGAATAGTTCTTCCCAGTCGGCATTGTTATCTTTAGCAAATTTTTCACCATACACTTCACAGTTGCTGTATACATCTAATACTATATTCTCATCTTGCAAGTGTTGCATAGCTAGTAGCAATACGTTCAAACCACGCCACGGTGTTGGTTGAAAGACTAATCGTAAGGTGTCCCCTTGTTCATACGGTTTTCTTTCTGGGAAATGTGTAACCCCATTTTTAATCACATGACACCTTTCGGTCGGTATGTCATACATCATACGAAACTTCTCGTAGTTCCAATGCGAGTTAAACACATACCAATCGTATTTATAATGATTAGACTTGTTTTGAAAAAAAGGTCGAATATTAGGTTGGTCGTAACTGTTCTTTTGCCACAAGATGTTGATCTTGTTTTCATCAATAGGGACTTTGTTAGGTATAGAAGTGCAGATTTGAAAGTGACTAAGTAAGTCTGAGTCAACTCGTGCGGTTAAAAAATCGTGTTGTAATTCTGTGCCACCTTTAGGCTCACTCATTCGTCTCCCCAAAGAGATCAAGTTTAGGAACAATAATGGTTACATCACGTTGGATATCTTCTTCTTTGGTGTCAGTGCCTGCATCAGCTACATCAGCTTGAGCTTCTTCCTCAGTAGCATACTCTAAGCCAGACTTTTTATTAGATATCTTAGTTTGTGATTCGCAATCAATAGTAATCGTCATGGCTGTATTTTAACCATTTTCTTGCGATCTGTCTAATTGAGCATAGGAGATGACACCTGATACCTTAGCTGCTGTTTCTGCGGTCATTTTAAGAATATCACCTTCTTCTAATACAAGCGTGTTCGTTATAATATCAGTGGTGCTAACGGCTGCAATATCTTGATTACCAATGGTATGCGTAGCCGTAGCTGAAGTATCTGTTAGTTTTGTAGTTAAAGTCACTGCACTACTATGTATATTTACTGCTTGAATTTGTTTAATTAACAATCTTGCATCACTAGGAGCAGTTAATACAGAAGTCTCGTCAGTATTCGCTAAAGTAAAACCTTGGTTTTTATATTGTATTGTCATGAAATAAACCAGTTAAAAGTATCTTGTTCGTTTTTAAAATCTGTTTGAAATGAAAAATTAAGTTGATTTTTTAATGTGGTCAAAGCATCCATAATCTGTCTTTGATTTGAAGCATCATATTCAGATTTAGGTTCTGGTATATTAACAGTAATTTTAGCCATTATCTTTTTCCATCTGGTTGTACATCTGCTCTAAATGAACCAAAACGCCAGTTCTCATCTTGAGCACTGTTTTGTATTTTAAGTGAAGCAAATCGACCTCTTGCTCTAGTGTCTATTTTTTTAGTTGATGAGGTTACGGTAAACGGCCCTAATGATGAACTTGATTCTGTTTCAGATGGAAAGTCTTTGAGTTGTATAGTGACTGTCGCATTACCACTTAACACCTTAAAGTCTGGTAAGAAACGCCTAATCTTGATAAAGTTTTCTCCTTGTCCACCTTCAGCGTCTAAAGTAAAATCACCTGATTCTATAAAAGCATTAATACTTTGCACAAAGTTTCCATTTTGATCAGATTCGTTAACGCCTTTTTCATGTTCGTAAACAGTTGTCTTACCTAAATTTGTACTGACTCCTTGAATCGTAGGAAAAGTAGGTGCACTTGAAGTAGTAAATTCTGTAGCTATTGGGTTATCAAATAAATATTGGTCAATGTAAGCAGTTCTTGATAAAGAACTGGTTGTCCATGCACCTTCACGATAATTTAATGTTACACATCTATCAATACCAGTAGAACCCGCTTTAGGATAAAACCAATTAATTTCTGTAAACAATGAATTGTAATTACAATAGACAACTTCACCAGAATCATAATTAATACCTAAATCATCACTATCAACATTAGTAAATACAAAGTCTTCCACCGAACAAGGTAGTCGTTTAACCGTACCATCAAAGACAAAAAAACCACCCGATTCACCCATCCAATATACCGCACCATCTACATAGACAAGTGCGTGTTGACCAATTAAACCACAGTTAGAGCCTACCTGTTGTATATTAAAAGTAAAAGGTGGACCGACAAATTGCATTGTATAAGCAGAAGTATCGGTTAATATAAAAATATAATCTTTTGCTCGTAAAGCTCCCACTATTTTACTACCAGAGTCTAATCTAAAAGTACCCGCAGTATTAGTAGATACTGGAGCATAGTCTGTTCGATCTTCTTGATCACTGAAACGAATAAACATTTTGTCTTGACTATCTGTGCTGCCTACTGTTGTTTCTGTGCCTAAATGTATTAAATGTCTATCTCGACCTGAGACTAATGACATAACACTTGCTGTAGGATTTGTAGTAGACACAGTGGCTCGAGTTTCTACACCACTAGTCGGATTCCATTCAAATGTTTTACCGTCGTGTACGGTAGCAATTAAAATAGAACCAAAATTATCTAAAGCCCAGTTTGCAGGGTCTATAGTTACGCTAGTAGTAGGAGCAGCATTGCCCCAAGCAACAAAGTTAGTCGCATCAGTGACGACCGCCTCGTCATCATGTGCTGCTCTGGTTGAACCTAAAGCCGCTCTAGTAATGCCTGTTAAATCATTACTGGAAATGCCTGTGTAAGTAATTAATTCTGAACCTACCAATATGTGTCCAGATGAACTAAAACCAGAAGTAGAAGTTAATGTTACTGCTGTACCCGAACCACCTGTACCTGCGGTGTTATCACCTAATGCACCATTAAGATCGTTTTTTGTAAGTGAAGCTGACTCACCACCCCACTGAGCAACACCCCAACCATAACCAGCTGTTGCTTGTGCAGGTCCAAATTTAACATATGGGTTTATATTACAACCTGTCGCACCAGTTACACCAGCACCAGATTCAACTTTACCCATTGTTACAGTAAAGGTATCAGATGTTCTAGTGACAACTTCAAAGGTATTAGTCGTGAAGTCAGAAGCAACAAATCCTGTGCCACTTCCTGGTATAGTCATATTACTAAATGTAAATAAATCACCTACTACTAACCCATGAGCCGCTTTGTTAACTGTTAAAGTAGCTGAATTGTTAGTGGTTGTGTAAGTACAAGAGGTAAGAGCTGTGTCAAGAGGTGTAATGTCAAAAAAAGCATTACCATAGTATAAAGCAAGTATCTTGTTAGTAGCGACGGCTAAATATTTTTTACCATCTAGATCTGACCAATTGTGTAAATCTCTAGTAGCTCCAGCTAAAGTATTTGATGTAAGCTGTTGCCAACCCCCTACTTTCTCTGGTTCGCCATAACGAAAACGTACAAAGTCGCCGTCAGTCCATGTGTATTCAGCAGATGATTGAGTCATCTGTTTATTAAAACCTGGTTTGAACGGTACTTTAACTAATGGCATATGCTTATAAATCCTGTTTTAGTTAGTATAATTCAATTGTAGCAGCTTATAAAGACCTAGATAAGGGGCTTGCCATTCATCCATGCAACCACTGCATGGCGTTGTCCTTCATATACAGTCTCACAGCCATGTAAGCTATAAGATGGAAATATTATAATATTACCTTTTTTTTGTGGAGGAAAAAACTTCTCTCCACTACCATTAATTAAATAAAATAAACCACCTTTAAAGTCATCATTTAATACAGTCAGACATGTTAATTTTCTTACATATTCTTGGTTTTGAGAAAAAGCGTAATCCACATGAGAAGTGTATTTACCGTTACGTTTGTATATTAAATACTCAGCTTGGCTACAAAAAGTTATATCGTATTTCCAATTTTGAAAATTAGCATCTAATGCAGCAGCTATTAGATATGAGGCAACACCTGTGTAAGGAGGTAGGTCTATTTTATTAACATCCCTTACCTTTTTGTCAACTATTTCTTTCTTTAAACTATCAGTTTTAGCTTTAGTAGTTTTTTGGTTTTTATGTTTATTTATATAAAAGTCACATACATCATGAGGTATACCTTGATCGTCTTGATAAACCCAACAAGGTACAATTAAACTTTCAACTCCTTTCATTTTTACTCTCCCAATTAAAAAAGTGTGTTACACAATACCTACCATCTCCGAACTTTGCATTAGTATCCATTTTTACAGGATATACTTTGTGCCCTAAATAGCTAGGAAACATAACCATCCTATTCGATATACATTTAATTTTTTTATTCGCTTCTGTAAGGCAAAAGTCACCACCTTTAAATTTTTTAGGTTCTTTATAAAGCCAGATAAGAAAAGTAAACTGCGTACTATCTTTGTGAGATTTATACTCCTGCTCATGGTCATAATAACTGACCATAGTAGAATCAGTATTTGTATTTATATAATTATTGTGGTGAAGAGGCATCCCTTTCTCTACAATTTTTTTAAATTCCTCAGATTGTTGTTTGTATAGTGCTTGAACTATATGCGAAAATTTTGTGCCTTTGACTGTGTAGGTATCCCATAAATAAAAACGAAAAGCATTTGACTTAGCTTTACCGTCAGTTGACTTTGCTACAACAGTGTCTTCTGCTTTCTCGATAGTGGCTATTTCTCTACTAGAATAAAAATCAAGCTCTTTCCATATAAGACTTAGTTCTTCTTCTGTATACCAATTATCTATTATAATATGAGGATACACAGGATCTTTAGATGTTTTTACTTTCCACTGTTTCATAAGTAATTAATGTTAAAGTTTACTCTTCTAGGAACGTCAGTACAGTTAGTGCTAGCGTGTGGCTTACTAGAATCAAAAAACAATATTCGATTCGCTACGGATTCTACTTTTGTACCATCATCTAAAATAGTAAATCCATTATTTGTATTAAGATAAAATATAGCACCTTTGTGAGGTTCGCATTGATCGACATGTTTTGCGTATGTAGTTAATACTTCTGTTTTTAAAAATAAATTAGCTTTAGCCCTAATAAGTTGTTGTATGTTTATTTTTGAAAATAAAATGTCTGCAACTAAATCTAAAAACTGACTACATTCTTCTATACCATGATCATAAAAATTATGTATAAAATAAAAACCATCACTCTCTGTTTTCTCTGTAACTCCTACATGACCAGCAAAATACCAAGGAAACCAAAGGTCTCCCTTATCATGTAAAAATATATCTTCAATTAATTTAAATTCTTCAAGGGGTAAGAAGTTATCAACTACTTTTGGCTCTCTCATTTACTCTCTCTATTTTTTTTAGTAAATTTATTAAAAACTTTATGTGATCTATTTCATACCACTT